AGTTTTATAAGCAATTGAAATAACTGCAACTTTTACCATAACGGCACATAATATGCACTGAGGTAACAGTTCGTTAACCTGACTCATTGACACCGCTAGACCACCGCAAAGCATTGATATTGTTCTTAATCCTAGCCCGTTCTGCTTTTTTGCAATGCTTTCCCACAGCGCTTTGATGCGTGGGTTTTTATTTCGGTCTGCGTGACATCCTAACAGTGCTATCTCAGGATCAATTCCTGCTGACTCTGCCAGAAAAACTGCTTCATCATCAGATATATAGCGAGTGCCTTTGCGCATTTCGCTGATTCTTGATGGGTTCACATTCAAATCGTGTGCGATTTGCTTGTCTTGTATGTAGTTTTGCGCCTTTTTGTACGCATCTAACAGCTTGCCTTGATACATAAATGACCCTCCTTTTTACCAATCTTAGCCTATTGATTGCGCTTTTTCGCATCTGGCAATTGCGAAAATCCGCATCTATGATTGCGGAAATTCGCATTTGCACGGCATTGGTCAACGTATGGAACGTGTCTATTACGACTTACTCCCTGATGGTTCAGTTTCTGTCTATCTCTTCGGAGCTTGGGACACGTTCCGCACTTACCGTGCTTTGGTTTCTTACCTTCAATCTGAGTGTATCGAGTACGAATTGATTGATATTACCGAAACAACTCTGGCTGAACGTTTGGTCTTGATGGGAATGCAGTTATGAAAGTTTACGCTTGCTTAGACTGTGGCAGTTCTTACGACACGCATCTTGAATGCTGCTGTCCAGAGTGTGGCTCTGGCATCATCAATCAATACTGCATCTCTCCTAAAAAACCGTTTGAATCGACCAAACCTCATCACTTGTCGAATCAATCTTACAAATACCGTAGCGACCGCAAAGCTACGGGCTTGGCTATGGAATGGATTAACCATACTCCGGCTGAATACACCTTCATTGATGATTACGAGCAATCGCCCGTCATTATTGATTACTTGTGTTTCACTGTCTCATTGAAAGACTTTAGACACTGTAAAAAAGAGTCGCCTTATTCGGGCTTCTTCTTCCCAACGGAGCCAAAATTCGACAGTTTTGTGGCGAAGTCCTTTGACGATATTGAAGCTTACAACAAGTATTACCGCGCTATGTACATGGATTACTTACAAGAAACGGTTCGCCGTTTCATCCAGTACGTTCTTGGTTTCAACTATGGTGCGATTCGTGGCAAAGGCTTTCAGTTCTATGAAGACTCTTTCATTCTCACCAGTGCTTATGGTGATGATTTCTGCGGTCAAGTTGGGTTTGGCGGTAATAACGACACGATCCATTTCCAGATTAACGGCCATGGCTGCAAGCATCTTTTCGCTAACCGCTCTTGTGCTTTTGTCCATCACTGGTTGCGTGTGGTTTTGGGTGTTCAGTACCTCACTCGTGTGGATTTGGCCTTCGATGACTACGACAACTTGCACACTTGCGAAGCGGCCGAACGTGCTTGCATCGCAGGTGGGTTTAAGCGTTCCCGTGGTTTCAGTCCTAAAGTCAAAATCTGTGATGAATATTCGTATGACGCTGACGGTAATAAAGTTTTTACCCGTGAAGAACGTAATTTCGGCTCTCGTCAGTCTCGCGTTTATTGGCGTGTCTACAACAAGAAACTTGAGCAAAACATCCAGTCTGAGGATTTCCATTGGTATCGGTCAGAAGTCGAGCTCAAAAAGTGGGACGTTGACGTCCTACTCAATCCCCTAGCCGCTTTTGTTGGGATTAATCCTTATGCAGCCTCGTTAATCAGTGAGGAAGTCACGCCGATGGTAACGAAAACCAAAGGCAAAAAGCGCGCTGCTTGTGACCTACTTTCGGCAACGTACTGGGCTAAACGCCAGTATGGCCGCCTTGTGAATTCTCTTTTGAATTATTACGACAATGACTTTGAAAAAGTCGTGTCATCACTGGCACGTGACGGGACGGTCTTCGCGTTCCCGTCCATGCACCAAAAACTAGTCAACGCTTTGGAGTAAAAAACTATGGCACGTTCTCGCGTCTTTGTTCTGGGTATCAACTTCGTTTGGAATCAAATGCAAGGTGATCATGCAATCCTTAACCTCTCTCGTCCACTTCGTGAAGTGAACGCCGAAAAGTACAAACGCCGTACTTTGGGTGAATGTGGTGAAGTGAATCCACAGTACGACCAGTATTTACACATTGACCGCAAGTATGCGGAAAAGCTCGAAAAGTCAGGGGCTTTTGTGGGTCGCCGTGAGTATGACGTCGAAGTAGCGCTCAATCCCCTTGACCCGTTAGCCGGTTCGATTGTTGTGGATATGGTGCCCGTTGACCCTGAAGTCAAAAAGCATTTTGAAGCCTCACTTGGCAAAGTGAGTGCATAAAAATGAGTAATTGCGTAATTGCATACAACGGTTATTTGATGCTTGCGCCTCAAGGCTTTGACTGCACTTACGTGGTTCTCACTCCTTCCGAGCTGGACGAAATACGCAATACCTCGCTTGGCTCGGTAACCATTGACCCTGACATTTACTACCACGTAAGCGGCTATCTCCTATTGTCGTTTCTGTCCGGTCATGTCTTGGGTCGTATCTTAAAAACAATGGGGCGCGCATAGCCCTAAACCCTTAAATCAGTTGGAGATAATCCTATGAAATTTCGTAACATGGCTAAAAAATTTGGTGTTGTAGCAGCGACCGTACTTCCGGCGTCTTTCGCTTTTGCAGAAGATCCTATTTCGGACGCAATCAAAGCGGGCGTGTCCTCTGGTCAAGGTAACTACACGCTCGTTGTCGTTGGCCTGATTGCTATGGCCGCGCTCGGCTTTGGTCTGCGTATGATTGTTGGCGCAATGAAGTAATTACCCTATGGCTGAACTCTTGACCTCCACCCTGTCCGTGCTCTTTGGCCTTGGCATGGCTGGAGCGTTTATATACGGAGTTTATACGGGTGTGAACGCCTCCTAACGGGGGCGTTTTCCTTTGGGGGGTCTATGCTGCGCACTCTTACACTAACGAACCTTGCACTATTACTGTTCCTTACCCTTTTTCTATTACTTCTTCCGTCCAAGGCCAGCGCTGAGATTGAATGCCAAATCGGTATCTCTTCCGGTTCGGTGAGTTGGGCGGGTGTAACATTCGGCGATAAACCTTATACCTGCGTTCGCACTTGTCGTTATAACTTGGCCACAGTCGCTGTCTGCTTTGTGAATAATGGTACTTGTCATGGTGAATTTATTTCTAATGGAAACCATTGTTTAAACGGAGCAGGTCAAATTGATGGTTCTGACGGCCTTCGATTTGGCGGTAATACTGTTATTCCCGACCCTAGCGCTGACCCTCAAAAACCGTGGGATCCTAATGCACCTTCTACAATGCCTAATAAAGTTCAGAACGTTCTGAACCAAATGCCTACAGATACGACTAGCGGTATACAACAAGCGCAGGCTTTAAAAAATATGGCTTTCATTGAGGGCATGGGCGTTATGACGCTTGATGAGCTTCTAATTAAAAATTCTCAGCTCCTTGATATAAACAAAGGTTATTCAAGTTTAATGTCAACCATGTCAGGACAGCTTTATTCTATCCGCAACTTATCGGACTATATCGAAAAGAACACTTCACAAACTGCCGCATTTTCTCAAATGTCTGCCAATACCCTTGGCAACATACTCAATAAATTAAGTGATTCAGGCTCTGGCGGCGGCTCTGGCTCTGGCCTTCCTGATTCACAACTCAATTCCTTTATGGGTTCCATGTCTGCCACTCGCAGCATGATTAGTTCTAACGCTAATAACATCGTTAGCGCTGTTCGAGATGTTCGTGAAGCGGTTCGGCCTGTCGAGTTCGGTATTAATCAACTTAATTCTAATGTTTCTCAACTAACCGAAAATGTTGGAATGATGGCCGAAGGATTACGCAATCAAATGATTGAGGATACAGACAAAATCGTCTCTGCTCTCAACTCCGGCGGCTCTGGTGGTGGTAACACTGATTTATCCGGCGTTCAGTCCGGTATTGATTCCATCAAAACGGGCATTGATAACTTAAACGGCCTGCTTGGTGGTAACGGGTTAACCAAGCCAGGTATCAGCTCGGGCGTTAACTTTGGTGAGATGCCTCTCTATGGCTCTGATTCTCTCGCGGCCTTAAACACCGAAATCACTGAGTTACAGAAAGAATATTCTGAGAAGATAAAGGACTTTCAAAAGCTCTTTTCCTTTGATGTCTCCAAACTCAACACGGGTGAATACAAAGAGCACTCTCTTTCTTTTAAGTTCGCCAACGGCCAAGAGACTTCTATCAAATCGAGTGTGTTTCCTGCTTTGGTGGCGAACGCTGGTTTAATCTCGTCGGTCATTCTGTTTCTTGCGGCCTTGGCTGGCCTTCGTATTGTCATGGGTGGAGGGGATAAATAATGCAATTCTTACTCGATTTATTAGGTGCGATTGGGAATGCCGGTGATACGGTCGTGGAGTTCTTCAAATCCATCCCCGATTACTTCGAGCAGTTTGTCATTTGGGGCAATGCTTGGTATGTCAAATTAAAGCTTACTTGGCTCATTCTCTCTTTAGAGCTGGCCTACAAAACCGCGGAATACCTGCTTAATGATATTGGCTTTAACGATATGCTCGCCAGCTTCTTTAATGCCTTGCCCGATGAACTCCGTTATTACGCCTTCTTATTCAAAATCCCTCAAGCCATCGGTATTTACTTTAACTGTATGGCTACGGCTTTCGTTTGGAAAATCACAAGGTTTTAATCATGGCGATATTCATTAGAACGGGCGCGAACGGCTCCTATAAATCTGCTTATGTGGCCTACTTTGTCATTTATGAAGCGCTCAAGGCTGGCCGTGTGGTGGTGACCAATTTGGAAGGTATGCAACCTCTCGATGAAATTGAGCGCCGCTTTGATATGCAGTTCCCTAGCACGGCTCGTCTTATCCGTATTTTCAGCCGAGACAAGAACGGGATAGAGCTCTGGCAACACTTCTTTTGCTGGTGTCCGATTGGTGCGCTCATTGTGATTGATGAGTGCCAAGATATTTTCTCTAAGAACATTGGCTTTCGATTTGAGAAAGTCTTTTATCGTCCTTTGGCTGAGTTCCTTCCTAAGCTCCCGCCAGACTATGAGAGTTTCTTTAATTCCCGTTACGTTCCGGCCGATATGTCACAGCTCCAAGCTTGTGAGTCAGATGATAGAGGCGTGGCCGAATACGATTCTGAGGGTCGCATCATTTACCCGCTCTCGTTCAATGAGGGCTTTATGCGTCATCGTAAATACAACTGGGATATTCACTTGCTCTCGCCTGATTGGGGGCAAATTGATTCGGCTATTCGCGCCTGTGCGGAAGAGTGTTATTTCCACAAAGGCCGTGACGCTTACTTTTGGGCGGTGCGTAAACCTTACATCTATAAACACGCCAAGAATACGAGCACGCCCGTTATTCCCAAAGGTAAAGACCCAAACGTCACGACGAAGAAAATTCCGCTTGATGCGTTCTTGCTTTACAAGTCCACATCGACGGGGAACGCGCAGAACGGCAAAGGGGTAAACATGATTTTGAGTAACCCAAAAATCATGGTCGTTCTTCTTATTGGCATACTTGGCATGGGGTACTTTCTTTATGGTCTATCCGGTTTGGTTTTTGGTTCTTCTTCGTCGGTGGCGAACACGGCCGCGCAAACGTCTAACACTTCCCCCACTTCTGACCCGTCCACTGTCGGCCATCAAACGAGTGGGCAAAATGCTCCTGCTTTACCTTCTGGTGGGAACGGCGGTCAAGCTAGCGCTCTTTCCCCTGCTCCATCTCATCGGATTGACACCATAAAGCAGATGCTCGGCCTTTATGACTTGCAGAATCTCTATTACACCGGACACACCACGCGTCAATCGGATAAAGGCTTTCAGTTCTTTGTCACTCTTGAGGCCAAAACACCGGAAGGCACTTATTACCTTGATGACTCATTTTTGAGGGCTAACGACATTGCTTATGTGCATTACGATGACTGCTTACTCAAGCTCACCAAGGAAAACATCACTATTAACGTTACCTGCAAGCCGATGCTTCGCGAGCCAGTGGCTGAACTGCAAGGACAGCCGCAGCAAGTGAAGTTAGGTGCGCTATTTTAGAGGTGAACTCATGGAACAAATCGTTATCACGGCCAATCAACTGGCTACGCTCATCGAAGCATCTTATTTCTATAACTTCGTGGCCGTTCTCTCGGCGCTTCTGGTCTATGACGTTCTTAGAGCGTTCCTCGCGGTTGGCCTTTCCAACCTAAGAGCCTACCTAGAGAAACGTTCCTCTTCTAAGGAGGATCATTAATGGATCCAATCACCCTGCCCGCTGAGTTTGTCTCTCGATATCTCTTCAATAGTCCAATTGGCGCTTATTCACGTGTCGGGCCACCGACTTTATTGGAGTTTTACGAGCGCCGCTTTTACTTGGCCAAGATAGAAATGACGCTTATCAAGCACTTCTATTCCTTATAGAAAGCTTATCCACAAAAACTGTGCATATCTTTTTTGATTGTTGAAACACTTTTCAAGAATCTTGATTTGTGTAACAGATTTCATAATCTTGATTGTTGTAACCTATATCAAGTAGCTTGAAATCTGTTACAGGAATCAATTATGTCATACTGCAGAGCGAGAATGTCCGATGAAACAATGGCTGCCTTTGATGAGTTTCAACGAGAATTAGGCACTGATTACCTTTCCAATCCTGAGTATGCGATGCGTCTTGCTCGCTCTTATATCGACAAGCACCCTGTTTTTCACTTTATTGACGGTATTGGTACACCGCTTTACGTCAATAATGAATGTGCTGAGCGCATCGCTGCCCTTCAAAAGCCCAAACACGGAGGAAAGCGCAAGGGCGCTGGCCGTAAGAAGCAAGAGCCGACTGTCTTAGTTCGCGTTCCTCAGTCTATTGCTGATTTGCTCATCGAGTTCAAATCGGACTATGCCCGTTTGGATGACGAATCAAAGGATCTTATTCGAGAGAATTTAATGGCTCTTGTTAAGAACTTACCCGTCCAAGAGTAAGAAAGTATCTCGCGCCTTAGTGCGCGACTTTCGAGCTTTGCTCGATGCCCCGCAGGGACTAGGCCATAATGTTAGCCTCAACACACTCTGAACGTATGCTACTGCATATCCGAAACACTCTAAGCGTTCGCGGCGGTTCGCTTGATTGCTAAAGCGCGCTAGTTAGTCAAGTGATCATCAATACTCTTGCACCAGAAAAAACCCCCTCCGCCCTGCCAAGCCATAAAAGAAGTTTCAGCAAACGCAGTGGGTAGCAGCATTTTCTCGCGGAACTGGCCACAACTAGGCGCGGCGAGAGTCGAGCAAGCCTCATTCTTTGGGTTTTGTCTTTTTGGTGTCGTGCGCTTAGCGCGCGCACAAGGCGTGGACTACGACGCGGAGCAGCGCAAAGCGCCAAACCCCCGTATTTGTACTACGGGGGTACTTTCCCCCATCCACCTTAGCCTCTGGGGTCACTGCTCTTAAAAAACTATCTCGCGCCCTAGTGCGCGACACGGAGCGTAGCGACTCTTTTTCCTTAACTTGCAGCCAAGAAAAAGCCGCCTAAGTCGGCGGCCATTCATTGCAAGCAAAGGTGTCTTTCATCTTGAATCTATCGTTCATCGCAAACACTAAACGACAGACTTGCGGCACTCAATACACTTCTGTATAAAATGCGATGGGCAATAAAGTGCTTATGCAATTATTAGGATTATTAGTTGTATTAGTATCATTACATCAAGTGGTTAGACGGCTTATGGCCTACTAATCACTGTTATGTGCTAGAAGGAATCACGCATGTTAGACATGATTGAAAAGCTTATAAACGAACATGGTTCGTCTACAATTTTGAAAGAGCGGCTGGAGCTATTTAACGATAAATATGAAGCTTTAGAAGCAAAGCTCCAAAATTCCGAGCGAGAAGTCTCACTACTAAAGCAGGAAAATGAACTTCTGAAACATAAAGTCGCTGAACTAGAGAATGACTTGAATGCTCACTCGAAAAAAGAGCAGCCGATCCCCGAAGAGCAAATATCAATTTTAAAATTATTGTTCGGCTCTCACGACTCAGTCGAAGAGCGAGCGATCGCTCGACATCTGAATATTGACCTTGGTATTACCAAATACCACCTAAATGAGCTTGAGACAAAATATCTTATAGATGCGTCCTTTACAATGGGTAATGCGTTTACTGGTGAGTCGGGTACAGTAGACTATTACATTACTGATGCTGGGCGTAAGTACGTTGTGGAGGTTCTGGGCACATAACAAACCGCTCAAACATCGTTCCGGCCGCTTTGCGGCCTCCACTGGACTCGCTACGCTCGCCGTTTAGCGGGGCGTTAGCTTAGTATTGGAGTCATATTGGAAAAATTATTTAAGTTTCGTGAGTTCAATGGGCATCACATAGATGCCTTGGTCAAAAATCAACTATGGTTTTCTACTGGTAGCTCTTTTAATGATCCTTTTGATTGTTCTGTTCACTTGCCAATGACATGGGCAAGTGAGGCGAGCCTAGTAAACTATATCATTCATGAAACAGACACTACTTCTAAACTATTGCGATGTGGTTGTTCACACAATACAGTCGCAAACATTATCAAAGACACTGTGAGTGACGTAATTGCAAATCCATCAATTTTTGATGGCGAGAGTGCTGAATATTTTCGTCAATTACTATTTGGTAATTTACAAAGTGCATTGGTGCTCTGCTTAAGTCAAGATGCTACGAATAATCTCATGTGGTCACATTACGCTGCATGGCATACAGGTTTTTGTATTGAGTTTAATAGTACTAAACTCTTGCAATGCTTAGATTTGTACCATCATGCTGAAGTAAATTATAACAGCCAACCATATGATGTATTGAGTAATCTTAAAGCTACAGCTCATGATCGTCTTCATCCTGCTAAGCAAATATGTTTTATGAAATCGCCTGAATGGCGTTATGAAAGAGAATATAGGTTAATCCATAAGAAATTATCTCAAAAAGAAGTACATTCTACTCCTGTAAGCTATGACCCTAACTGTGTTGAATCAATCTACTTTGGAATGAAAGCTAAACAGGATTCGATCCAAGATCTATGCGAAAAATTAAAAGGTCGTGGCATTTCGTTTTTTAAAATGAGGCCGGAATTAAGCGGTACAAAATTTAAGTTGGAACCTGTCCAGCTAATAAACTGTTCAAGAGTGATTCACAATGCGTAGCATTTTTGCTGTGCGTTGTCTTTAGTGTTTAAGTTGTTTTGCAGCAGCTTTGCCATTGCGTTGAAAAGGGGCTTATAGCCCCTTAATTCTTACCATTGCTCTGGCGTATTTTAGAAGTTTAGATCGAACTAGATCATGTTCTGGTGCTTCAATCTGCAAGATTGCTATTGCAAATAAGATTTGTTGAGGCGCTACCCTGTCACCTGTTGGTAGGATTAATCTCCCACCCTCCATACGAAAGCCCCACCACTCATCACCGTAATAGAGTTCTTTCCTACTGTGCCATCTCATTAGCCTTTTACAGATTGGTGGTATCTTCTCCCCCTCGTCCCAGCGCTTGACCTCGCTCACAGTTTTAAAACAAAGTTTTGCGGCTTCTTCGATGCTTAATCCGCATTCAAATTCACGAAAAACAAAGTTTTTTGTCATTTCTTTTCGATTCACTGTTAAAACTCCCAAAATCGGG